TTCCAGTGACGACCATTCATAAAACATTGTCGTATACATGTGTCCTTTAGAAACTTGGAGTCATACATACAATCATCCAAAAGCATAAAAGCTCCACAATTCGTTTTCCCCCCACCCACCAGCTTTCTCTGTCTAGCCATAACCCTCTCTATCGCCTCTCTGTCGTAGTCACCATAAACGAATAGGTCAGGAATGAATTCGGAATAAAAGTGATTTCCCTCTTCTGTCCCAGAAAGCACTATCCCCGCTGGTAAATGTTTCTTATGATACATAATGTCCTTAACTAGGGTTGATTTACCTGTATTACGCTTTCCTATGAATACACAAACCCGATCATCACTGATTGTCTCGGGTTTGAATTTCCTCAACTGAAGATTCATTCTAGTATAGCGTTCCGTTTTATTTACCAAAATTTTACTCATATACAGTAGGAATGGCTGGTCGATTAAGACTCGCTACATCAGGAATCCAAGATCAGTGGTTGACCGGTGAACCACAGTTTTCATATTTCCTGATGAATTTCAAGAGACATACGAAGTTTTCGTTCGACTATGTAGAGAGCCAGTTTGATGGAAAGATTGATTTCGGTAGTCTTCTCACATGCAGGGTTCCTAATGACAAAGGAGATCTTATTAAGAACTTTAACCTTAAGGTTACTCTCACAAATCCAATTCCCAGTGCCAACGTATGGACTAAATCTATAATATCACATCTTATAGATTACGCTGAATTGGTTGTTGGTGGTCAAGTTGTACAAAAGATTACAGGGGAGTACATTTACATGTATCAGCAGCTTCATAGTACCAATGACGATATTGAACAGACTCTGTACTTCTTAAATGGACATGGTAATACACTTTCATATACGGGTGAATACTCTTACTTTTTAGACTTACCATTCTATTTCTATAGGAACCCTAGTCTATCTATACCGACGTGTGCCCTCAGAAAACAAATTGTGGAAGTTCGTATCAAAACGAGACCCCTAAGGGAACTTATACATTTTGGTGCACCAGAAACGATTAATGCTTCTATAAAGAAGTTTGCACTTGATACAGAGTTTGTGTATCTCACTGATGATGAAAAGGGATTCCTGGTATCTAGACCAATTGATTATGTCATTACACAACTTCAAATTGCCAAGTTCAAAATGAACCCCGGTGAAAACAAAAAGTCTGTGATGCTGAAGTTTTCACACCCTGTAAAGGAACTCATGTTTGTATCACAGTCAGAGGATTCAGTTCAAAATAACTATCCAAATCAATACAATACAATTACGAATGCTGAACTTCGGTTTAACAATGAAGTTGTCTTCAATAGAAACAATCTGTTTCTGACCTATGAACAACCTTTCAAACATCACATAAACGCTCCACAAGCTTCTACTAGTTCCAAATTTGGTATGTATTCCTTTTCCTTACAACCCGAGGTGTACTATCCAACGGGGCAGGTGAATATGAGTCGTATATCTCACAAACTGTTTACAATTGAGATTGATCCATTAACTACAACAGACTACAATAACACGCGGGTGTACGCCATAAATTACAATATCCTCAGATTTGAGAGTGGATTAGCCGGTTTAAAATTTTAGGTAGTTATATTAGTAATGGCTGGTAGAATACAGATGCTAACGTCTGGATCCCAAGACAGGTATTTCACGAGGAATCCAGACTACAGTCATTTTGTAGAAGCTTTTAAGAAGCACGCAAACTTTTCTACACAGTACGATGATTTAGATCCAGAAAATGAAGCCGATTTTGGGAAAAAAATTAAGTTCAAGATTCCCCAAAATCAAGGTGATCTATTGAAAACATTGAGTGTTAAAATGACTCTACCAGAAATTCCAGGTAGCCCCGTATACGTAGAATCGGTTGGTCATGCCATAATTGATCACGTAGATCTTATTATAGGTGGTACCATAGTTCAAAGGCTTCATAGTGACTATCTCCAAATATATTCAGAGCACAATGTTACACAAACGAAGCAAAAAGCACTTGAACAACTCATTGGAAAGTATTCACTTAGAACAAGTGATAAATTAGTGGGTGAAGTAGTTACGGGTGGTGGAATACCTAACAGAGGTATCATTATAACAGGTACACTTGGTGCTAGTTCGGATGAAAACTTCTTCGTTGACTTACCATTTTACTTCTATAAACACCCAGAACTTGCTATACCCCTCTGTGCCATAAACAAGCAAGAAGTTGAGGTTGAAATTACACTTAGAAAACCAGAAGAAATCATGGTTGATATTGATGGTAGTCGTGTTACGTCACCCCCCGCCATACACATTAAGGACTTCAAACTCTCTACAGAAGTTGTGTTTTTAGATAAAAGTGAGAGATCCAAGATGCAGAAGATGAAGAAGGACTACATCATAACACAGTTACAACAGAATGTATTTGATGTGGGTGTAGGCATTAATGAGGGAACGTTCAATCTTGACTTTAGAAATCCAGTCAAGGAACTCTACTTTGTGATTCAAAGACAAGGTACTAGGGGTAATGGTGTATCACATGGTAACTTCGTGACACCATTTGATTACGATAATACGGCTCTCACAGCCGACAACAAGCGCATTCTTTACGAGAACCTGAACCACCTTACTCTAAAGTTTGATGGTGAGGACATTATTACAGAGGAAACTGGGAATGTTCTTATGTTGAAAGCTGTCCAGGCGGCGATACATCACTCCAAGACGCAACTCATTAGGAGATTCTATTCTTATAGCTTTGCTTTACAACCAGAAGAGGCTTATCCTACAGGGCAGGTGAATATGAGTAACGTAAAAGAGCAAATACTCCACCTAAGTCTAACGTCGTGTCCAGATTTCGCCAGACAAATTCGGGTATACGCAGTAAATCACAATATTCTTCGTGTTGGTGAGGGAATTGCACAATCTCTTTTTACTCTTAAATACTAAAGATGAATATGCAAAGTGGTTTTGGTGATGCTGGAGACAGAATGGCTGAACAGTACATTGAAACAATGACTAACATTCTTCTCCCTGTTTTTGAAAAGGGTACCCTACTCGCAGCCGAATATTGCAAGGCTTGTGGGAGAGACACATTACTCTCGGAAGACATGGAATATGCGATGAAATACTGTGCCATGAACGCAGTTGGTCAGACCATTGGATCTATGTTCCCAGATCTATACGAAGATGTCTGCGAAGACTCAGAGGAGGATGAGATGGAGGTTGTAGATGCGACTGAGTGTCCCGCATTTGAAAGATACAATGGGTCTGACCCCAAGTTCATTCAAGTAAATGAAGCTTACGATCGTTGGGATTCGTGGGTGCCACAAAATCCGACAGAACAGATGTTAAAAAATGCTATTAATAGTAATGAGTACATTGGAGCCGGAGGGGTGGACGATTTCTGAATATAAGTCATTTAAAGTTCAGGGGGACGAAGACACAGATATCAGTACCGATGGAGATTCTTCAGACGACGAGCAGTTGTTTACACAGACTAAAAAAACCATCGGCAAAAAAAAGTACAAGCGTATCTATGAAGAAGAATTGTTACCAGAATAAATTTTCCCAGTGTAATATATAAAACCCTCATCATGGAAAACGCGATTGAAACTGTCAACCTCGTGACTCAAGAATTGGAGACCCAATCCCTCAATGCGATTGTTGCGGGCTTCTCCTTCGCCGCGGCCCTCAGCTGGAACGACCTCGTCCGCTGGGTTCTTCAGCAACTTATCCGAGTTCCAAAGAACAGCGGTGCTCAGTACACCCTTGTCGCGGTCCTCACTACTCTCCTTTCCATCGCAGTGTACCTCACCATCTCTCGCATTTCCAAGCGCGTGAGCCGACCAGCTCAGCCAGTCTATGCGATTACGCAATAAGTTTGGGTTTTCGTTTCATAACTAAAAGAAGCATAACTCCGACAAAAACGATGGCAAATATAGCCGGGTAATAACCCCTCCTATAAGGATTCTCAATTACAGGAATGCTTATAGGTGGAGGCAGAGATCGTTTCAAAATATCAGGGGAAACTTTGGGGAGACCCTCGAGTTTATCAGTAGAACATTCGACTTCAAATTTCAAAATATGATCTTGATTTCTGAAATCGTATGGAATGAGCCTTCCGTGACTCATATAGAAGAATTCAATTCTAATGTCTCGAACATACTTTTGTGTACCCGTGTGGAATTGATGTGTAAATGGATCATCGGCGTGACTAAAATTAATCACATCCGTTCCATTTGTTAGTATATGACCTGTGTAAAAAGGTGTCGACGAATATACATACTTGTTGAATTCATCCGACCCCGCACTGATTCGCAGAATTAACGAATTTACACCTTGTAAATTGATGGCACCGGATGATAATGTGTTACTGGTTGATACAGCATCACCTGAACTAAATCCCAAAACTTGATGTGGGGTTGTCAAGGGTGATACATTACTCGCGTATCCATTTGTTCCACTGTTGAATTCAAATACAAAGTTATTGTCCCCGGCACTTGTGTTTGAAAAAATGAGTGAATTTGTATCAGTGTCAAATACAACTGAATCAACATTTGATTCGGGGGGTTGCAGTTTAACGTCTAAATCTGTTGCGAGATCTGTACCATTTGTATAGTTTGTTTCATCCAATGTAATGTTTACTCCATCAACACTAAAAGTCTTATTTAAACTATTTATTAGAAGTTGTGGAGTTGGAATACGAGCAGATAGAAGGCTTATTTTTGAAATGTCATAAATTGGATTTTTGAGAGTTACGACATAGTTATTTGCGTGTGGGTATATAGAGGTATCGCGTTCGCTACTATCTATGTCAAGGGTATGAACCTTCATTAAAATATAGGTACAATATTTTAATGATTGTTTTTGTCTATAATTTGTTAATACACACTTAATAAATGTGCTGGGCCAATGGGTTGTTCTGGAGTTGTCTCTTCGCAATATCCAAGTTTCTTGAGTTGGGATTCTCGTTGCCCTTGTAGGCATTGAATTGATGGAAAGGCTTTTGTTGGTAGTTCTGAGTCCATCCACCATCGGCGGTACCAAAACGACCATCAATACGAGATGTATCGGCGCGCACTGCTGTCAAAGCACCACCTTGCTTGAGGGCACTCTC